ATTTGTTGGAAGACCTGGTTAACCAGCTCGCGGGTTTCGCTCCCGGTCTCTACCCCGAGGAACTGGCGTTTTGGCAGGGTGATGTCCCAGCTTTGCGCGCCCGATGTCTCGGTTTTTTCATCGTTCAAAATGCGGATCAGCAAGCCGGCCTTGGCGTAGTTCACGTGTTCTTGAATCCATGCCACTGACGGCCTGGTCAGCGTCTTTTTGCCTTTCTGGCGGGTGCGAAAGCCCAGCCGGCGCAGCCGCTTGGCTTGTTTGTCGGTGCAGGCGATACCCGGCGGGACTTTGTTCCAGCGCTTCATCTGTGCAGCGGTGCGTCGCTCAGTGGCGCCGCTGTGCTGCTGGGATGCGACCCACCGGGTGAGCGCGTTTTTCCAACCCAGCTCGGCTTCATCGGATCTGACACGGGTGACCTGCAGCAGCTTGGCCAGGCCGGCTTCCATCTTCTTTTTGCCCTTGGCAGAACCTTTGCGCTCGGCGAAGGGGCTGCCATCCACGTTCTTTTGTTCACGTACCCGCTTTCGGCTCATCGAGCGCACGCGCTTGGTCACGTTGTTCAACAGCCGCCGGCGCAACTGGGGCGATAGATCAAGCAACGCCAACTGGGCATCGACGTTGAGCAAGCCCATGACATCGAGGTCGAGCGGGCTATCGGTCATGACCGACCTCGCCGTGTTCAGCAATCCACAGATCGAACGGCACAAAGGCCCACGTCTTACCAAACGCCTCGATCTCGCCGGCGGGATCCTCTGCCAGGTATTGCGGCTCAATGAATTCCAGGGACAGCTCCACGTCGAAGCTGTCCTGGTCCAGGGGCTCGACGGCGAACAGTGGCGCCGGCAGGTCGTGGCGATACCGATCGGCATCGTGCGTTTCCAACCAACTGCCCACCAGGGCCATCAGCCTGGCCGGGTGACCGGTGAAGCGCTCCAAGGCGAATACGGCGCGATAGCGCATGTCACTCATGTGCAGGCCGTCGCGGTCGGGCTTCCAGATCAATTCCAGGCTGACCTGTTCGGTCCAGCTGTCGAACTGCTCCGGGGCAACCAAGTCGCGGGCCATGAGGTAGGCGGTCAGCGCCTGCAACTGGATCACTGCAATGACGCCGTGATGCGGCCACGGCCCTGCAGGGCACGAACGGCCTGCTGGCTGAAGGCCAAGAATGTTTCAGCCCGCTCTGGGGCTTCTTTGCCGGTGTTCTCGGCGCTTTCCCTGCGAGTGACCGTGGCGAACTGCGGCAGTGATTGGCCTTTGGCGCGGCAGTACACAGCACGCTTGTACAGTGCGACCTTATGGGCATAGCCCCATGCTGCCGGGGTGCCCACACCTGCTGCTGTCGCCAGGTTCGACACGCCGGCATCCAGCAGCGTGGCTTTCACGCGGGCCAGGTCGGTGTTCACCTCAAACATGGCGCTTTTCAACGTATCGACCAGCAGCTCTACCAGGTACTCCGCCGGCAGGCGTTGCTCCTTCTGGAATTCGGACACAGAGAGGTCTGGCCAAAAGCCGTCGTTCTCAATCGCCTGCTCCACAAAGGTGGTGGGTTTCCCGGAAAAGCTCATCGCTGGGCGCTCAAATAGGGCGGGGAGCCTGTTTTCAGTGGGACGGTCCATAAATGGGCGGCTCACTTCCGCAGGTCCCCGCTGGGGGGGGTAGTCGGTTATTCGGAAGCCGGGGTAGCGGCCGCTTGTTTTGCCAAAGCCTTGCGGACCTTTTTGATGCGCGTGTCGTTGCCAGCCTGCGCGTACAGCTGAGTGGAGCGCTCCAAATGCTTGAGCGCGGTTTCCCACTGCTCGGCTTCCATGGCGCGCATGCCGATCAACTTGTGGTACTTGCTCGGGATCTGCTCCGTCAGGTTCCACTCGCCGTCGACACGCGGCAGCAGATCGGACAGGTATGGCTCTGGAGAGCGACTGGCGTTGTATTCGGCGTAGGCCCACTCGCACACGGCGTCTGCAACAAAGGTCTGGATATCCCGGCGCTTGAAGCGCTCCGGCATTTCCTGGCCCTGCTCCATCAGGAAGTCGGCCAGCTCCAGGGTGTCTTCGAACTGGACGGTGTCGAACAGCCAGACCATCACCTGCACCGCGACGCGGTTGGGAAAGTTCAGCCCCGACTCGCAGTAGCGCTGCACGTATTCCTGATACTTGGGCAGCAGCTCTTCACGCTTGAGCGCCTGACGTCCGGCCAGGCCGTTGATTGCGCTGATGCGCTCCAGGTCCTGGTCCAATGCGGCTTCTTGCAACAGCAAGTGTTTGCGCGCATTGGCGGGGCTGCTCAGGGCTTCGCCCGGGGAGTACGGCAGAGCTGCGGCTGACAATGCCGCCGCTACAGCTGCCCCCCCCAGCGCCAGCGTGCGGCGCTTGTGGGTGAGGGCCAGGCTCACGCTACAAGCTCCACGTTTTCGGTCATGGCGAACTTTTCCAGCTGCTCGATCACATAGCCTTCGTTACGGCTGTTGTAATCCTCAACACGCGAGCGCTTCGGGTTGTCGACGGTCTGTTTGCGCCAGCTGGAGTCCTGGTAGTAGATCGACAGGTTGTCGAAGCTGGTGACCACCACACCGTTGACCGGGAAGAACGGCACGCTGAAGGCCGGCAAACCGCCATAAGTAGCGATCACCTGGGCGTCCTCAATGCGCTCCTTCTCAGTCGGGACGTCGCCCTGTTTGGCGTACAGCTTCGCCTTGTCAGCGGCCAGCAGATCGGTACCGATGATTGCGACCAGGTCGCCGCCATCACGCAGGCGCTCGTCCACCAACTGCTTGGTGTCGTGTACCAGGGCATCAAGGTTGGCGTAGTCGCCACCCGCGCCGAGGGTAATCTTGCCGGCGGCTTTGCCTTCACTCAGTACCTGGTGTGGAATCTGCTCGCGAGCCTGTTGTAGCCAGCCCTTGTTCACGTCCTGCAGCATTGGGTATTTGGTGATATCGGTCTGCTGCGCCGCATGGGTGCCGTGGAAGCCAACCATGATGCGGTCCAGGGCAATCTGCTTCTGCACTGCAGCCGAATAGCGCTGATGGAAGTCCGGGAACTTGGCCCAGGCGTCAATCTTGGCGTATGGCATGCCTACGTCGGATTCGGTCGACGACAGCTCGTAAGTCGTCTGGTCGAGCGATGAAGCGTCCTTGGCTTCGCGGTCGGTGGTCTTGGTGTTGGTGCGGCCAGTGACTGGACCGGAAACGCCAATGAACACTTTCTGGCCCTTGATCTCAGTCACCGGAATGACGTTGATCCGCTCCAGGAAGTCAGCTTTGGCGGTGATCGCGTCGTTCAGCTCCTGCGCGATCGTAGGGTCCACGCTGAAGTGGTTGCTCGACAGCTCGACACCGTAGCTTTCAGCGATGGCCAGCTGCAGTTCCGCGTACATCTTGGCGCCGAAGGCGCTCAGGGAATGAGCCATGTCAGAGCACCCGCTTCTTGGCTGGGGTTACCGGGCCGGCATTGCGCGGTAGTTGGCGACCGGTCGCGGTGTTTTGCAGGGTGGCAAACTGCTGTTGCAGCTTCGCCAAACTCGCCAGAACAGCCCTGTTCGTCGCGCCGCCTTTACGGCGGAATTCGCGCTCTTCCTCAGCGGTGGTGACGATCTCGTCCACTGCTGCGCCCACGTCGTCGATCAGGTCCTGGTCGGGGGCTGGTGCATCTTCGGCGGCTGGCTCAATGACGGCCTGAAGGCCGGCAGCGACAACCAGCAGCTGCGCCACCAGGGCTGTCAAAGCCGTTGCTGTAGCTTCATCCATTGGGGGTTTGCTCTCTGTTTGGGGTTGGGTGATTTCGGGCGGCAAGGCTTCAGTGGCGAAGCGTTTGAAAAAGCTGGTCAGGGCGTTGATCAGCCCGGTTTCAGCGGTGTTCGGGCTGTCGTCCTGCAGGCGGCCAAGCTCGACCGAAGCGGCGTAATAGGAGGCGCGGTTGTTCTTGTGCGAGAAGTAGAGTTCCTGGGTGCCAACGCTGGCGGGCTGGTCGGTAACGCCCATACCCGTCAGGTAGGCTTTGCCCTTGCCACGGAAATCCGGGGTGATCTCAATGCTGGTGAACAGCTTCTGCCCCTGATCATTGAGGTACAGCAGGCGGTCGTTCGGCTTCAATTGCGCTTCCAGCGCCACTTCGCCCGGCTCCAGATCTTCGGCTTCTTCCACTAGGCGCACGGCGTATACCGTGCCGTGGGAGCCGGGCCAGCGCTCGTGATCGCACCAGATCACGGCGGTGTAGAAAGACGGCTTGTAGGTTTCAGCGATGTCGCGCAGTTCCTGGGGAAGGATCACGCGCCCATCAACGGTGGCGCCGCTGGTAGCGACACGTTTCCAGAACGAAACAAGGGAACGGGGCATGGGTTTAACTGCGCTCAATCGGTTGAATGAGCCGCCAAGATAGGGAGCCGCCAAGCCCTAAACAAACGGTTCAAATGCGCGTTTCTCCTATATTCGAGATATAGGAGAAACGCGGAAT